CTCTGATTCTTGACGGTGGTATAGAGATTGATAGCATTTCTAACGTAAACTTTAAAGAGTTAGACTTCCAATCTTCTATTACAGAAAACGAAACAATTATATTAAAAGCATTGGGTATCCCGCCTATCTTATTGGACTCAGGAAACAATGCAAACATTCGTCCTAATATGAGAATGTATTATCTTGAAACAATCTTACCAATAGTAAGAAAGATAAACTACGCTTACAGCCGCTTCTTCGGATACGAAATAAAAGAAGAAGTCATAGATATCCCAGCTCTACAACCAGAGCTTAGAGATCAGTCACAGTACTATAGTTCATTAGTAAATGGTGGTATTATTACTATCAATGAAGCCAGAACTAGATTAGGCTTTGAAGCTTTAGATGGACAAGACGATGTTAGAGTTCCTGCCAATATAGCAGGAAGTGCAGCCAACCCAGATGAGGGTGGTAGACCAACTGAAGGTGATGAAGATGGCAGTGACTAGAAATAGAAAACACAGATTAGTACATGAATTAGGAATGTACTTTGCTGAGAAAGGATATGTTGTTTCTTTAAATGAGTATAAGAGAGCCCTTGATAGACCGGCTTTCCTATCTCCTAAAGAGATAGTAAAAGTGATGGGAACGTATACCGGAGCAGTAGACTGGATTGAAAAATACGAACCGGAACTATGGGAACTTATTCACAAAAAAGAGGATAAAGATCCTCTAACGGAATTAGCCCAAGCAAAAACGGGGAAAAAGAATGGATAAAATTTTTAACCTAACCTCAACTTTCAAAACCCATGCGGTAGATGACGGGTCAGTAATGATTCGCGGTATGGCAAGTACAGCAGATTTCGATCGTGCTGGCGACTCTATCTCAGCTCAGGCTTGGGAAAAGGGTGGTTTAAAGAATTTCGAAAAGAACCCTATTATTCTTTTCAATCATGATTACGATCGTCCTATCGGTCGTGCTACAGGCCTTAAAGTAACAGAGAATGGCCTGGAGTTAGAAGCAAGGATTAGCAAGTCAGCACCCGCTAATGTTTGCGAATTAGTAAAAGAAGGTATCCTTGGAGCATTTTCTGTTGGTTTCCGAGTCAAGGATGCTGATTTCATAAAGGAAACTGACGGATTAATGATAAAGGACGCAGAATTATTTGAGGTATCGGTTGTTTCCGTACCTTGTAATCAGGAAGCTACTTTCTCGCTAGCGAAATCTTTTGACTCTATGGACGAGTATGAAGAATTCAAAAAAACTTTCACAAATCGTGTAGATCTAGCCGGTCAGACTCTGGCTAAAGACGAAGTTAATACTTCTAGCGTAGCTAGTGATACACCGGACGGAACCGAAAAGGTTCAAAAGGAGATACAAATGTCTGAAGTTAATACTCCAGAAATCGACTTAGCCGCATTTGCAAAGCAAGTAGCAGAAGAAACTGCTACCAAGATTGCTATGAAGCAAGCCGAACAAAAAGCCGCGGATGAAGCCGCAGCACAAGAAATCGTTGAGAAGGAAGCAGCAGACGCTGAAGCTAAAGCTCAACAAGAAGAAACAGTTAAAACTGCTGTAGTATCTGGTGTACAATCAGGTGCCGAGCGTTTAATGGCTGACATGCAAGCAGACTTCGCGTCTAAAGGTGTTGAAACTGCTGAAGTACTAGAAAAGTACAAGTCTGCGTTGATGGAAAAATCAGCCGAGCTTGAAGCTATGCGTACTAGCAAGCGTGACTTCTCTGGCCGCACAAACGGCGTAGATGCTAAAGCAATGGGTGGCGACTTATTGTCTGCTCACATTCTTGGTAAGATTACTGGCAAAGGTTGGGACACTAACTTTGGTCGTGAAACTCTAGAAAAAGCTGGCGTAACATATACTGGTACTGCTGGTGATGGTTCTGCTGTTGGTGTTGACGTAATCGTATCAAACCAGTTTGAAGAAGAAGTTCGTCAGGCAATGAAGGTTGCACCTTTGTTCCGCGAAATTCAAGTTTCAAGTGGTGCTACTGTACTACCAATCGCTCCTGATACCGAAGCTGCTAACTTTAGTGCTGGCGGTGCTGATACAGCTGCGAACAACTTGGAAGAAGCAGGCGCATCTGATAACAACTATAATGTTAATCAGGTAATCTTGCAAGCACACAGATTGATTTCAAGCACGTTTATTCCTGCTGATACTGACGAGCAAATCGTTATTTCAATCCTACCTATGCTTACCTCAGCTCTAGCACGTGCTCACGCAATCGCTATTGACTCAGCTCTACTAGTTGGTGCTGGTGCAGGTAACATCTCTAAAGGTCTAGTAGGTGTGAATGGTTCTGACAATGCAAATGGTTACGGTGCAGCTTCTGCTCTTACCGCACTAGATGCTTCAGCAACTGGTGTTGTAACTCCTGCTAACCTTCTTGCAATGCGTAAGGAAATGGGTAAGTACGGTCTAGAGGCTAGCCGTGTAGCTTACATCGTTCCTACTGATGCATACTTCAACTTGATTGATGCTTCAGGATTTACCGATGTAACAGAAGTTGGTAGTGATTTGGCTACTAAGCTTTCTGGTATGGTTGGTACGGTCTTCGGATCACCTGTAATTGCTACAGATCGTTTGGTTAGCAACTTGGCTAACGCTGGTGCAGCTACTACTACTGCAGCTCTTGCTGTAAACATGGATAACTATGTGATTCCACGTTTGCGCGGTGTTAACGTAGAAACTGACTACATCGTCAAAGAGCAGCGTACCGTATTGGTCGCAACTCAGTCTCTTGGCTTTAACGAGTTGGTTGCTGGCGCGGGTGCTAATAAGCCTGCAGTTCGTTTCCCTTTCCAATAGGCTAAGGGTTGCTTTAATCTGGGAGATACTCTCTTCCAGATTATTAACCTGGGGGAGTTTATTCTCCCCCAAGTTTTTACTAATATACTTATGGCAAATTTAATAACATTAGAAGAATATAAAGAAGCAGAAGGCATTGGAAGTCCCAAAGAGGACTTGCGTATCAGTGCTTTAGTTCCGGCTGTAAGTCAATTAGTAAAAACTTATTGTGGTAATACATTCGTAGATTTCTACTCTACGAATAAAGAAGAATCATTTAACATAACGTGGGGAACCAATATAGTTCAGCTAACAGAAAGCCCCGTAAATTCAATTGTTTCAGTTCAGGAGAGAGATTCTTATGGAACAGATTATACGACTCTTACTACTACGGCGTTCGACTATTTTCTCGATGAAAGTACCGACAGTATTTCTAGAACTAATTCTAGCGGTGGTGCTGTTAACTGGCCTCGTGGTCCTGGGTCCGTAAAAGTAGTTTATAGGGCAGGCTACGCCTCGGTACCAGAAGATCTAAAGTTAGCAATAATTGACTTAATTACTTACTACTTAAAAGACGAGCACAAAGAGCGAAGAACTCTTGGTGCAGCTAGCATTCAGAACCAGAGCTCTACGAGCCAACGTAATAATGTAGCTTTTCCAGACCACATTAAGCGAGTGTTAGACTTGTACAAAAACTACTAATGAGTAAAGCACTTGTAGACAAGCTTATAAAGGATTTTTTAACTGATCCTAAATACAAGCGACGATGGGATACAGTACTTAGAAGCCAGATGGGTGGACAAGCCCACATTACTACAATAACAGAAGCTGACCTGGTTACTCTATACAGAGATAATACTATAGCTGCTATCTACGGGGAGAAGTCTTTTAAAGAGGCAGAAGTTGCTGCAAACAGAGTAAAAGGTATTGAGAAAGCTGCAGTTATGGCTGCTTCTCACGTTTACTCTAACTTTGAAACTTACTATGCAAGAACTCGTGGTAAAAGGAAAGGATCTGTAGTTAGAGAGGGCAATAAGATTATAGTACGACAGCCTGGCGGCTTACACTCTTCTATACAAAGAATAATATGGCAGCAAGGTTGGAAGCAGTTAAAGAATACTCCAGAACTATCAGCCCAGAGTAGAAAAAGAATAGGTTCAGCAGAGGGTATGAAAGTTTTTAGAAGAAGAACTCAAAATCTTCACGAAGAAAAAACAACTGTAGGATCTTTTACGCTATCCAAGTTGTATGAACGCGTAATGTCAAATACTATAAACAGTGACTTTACAGTAGCTCAGACAACGGTTATAGCTAACACTATTGGGGAGTATTTTGGAGCTGTAACAGCAGTGTGGCAAAAGGAGCAAATGGTAGGACAGTATAGTGTTTCTGATACTTTAGAGATACCTTTAACAATTGGCCCTCAAAGTAGTAACCCTGCAGGTTCAGAAGCATATGACTGGAAGCAGATAAGAGGTAAATTGGAACAAGCACTTTTTGAGCATGCCATGCAGGGAAAATTTGGAGAACAGTATGCTAATACTGGGGGCAGTAAACCTTTAACAGAGAAAGTAACGGATAGAGCCTTACATATAGTTGTAGAAGAAATTGAGAAGTCTTTAAAAGGCAAAAAATCTATTAAGTTTAGTAAAACTACTTTGCCAAAAGAAGAAAAGGGAAAGACGAAATACTCAGGAAAACAGTCTGACAATAAAAAGCCAAAGAAAGCTAAACGTTCGAAGATTAAAAGAAACAAGTACAGTGTTACTACGAGTAAGACTCAAAAGACAGCAATGTCACCGATAGCTTTAGCAGCATTAATAAATGCTAAACTACCAGACGAGGTTGCGTCTAAGATGGGGCCTCCTAGACTACAAAATCAGTCAGGACGATTTGCTTCATCCGCAAGAGTTACTGATGTATCAACTACAACACAAGGATTTCCCAGCATAGGGTATACGTATCAAAAAGACCCCTATCAAGTATATGAAGTAGGCAGTGGCACAAGATATAGTGATCCTCAGAGAGACCCCAGGCCTCTAATAGACGCCTCTATACGCAATATCGCTGCACAATTTTTAACAGGAAGACTATATACTAGGAGAGTATAATGACAAGAACTTACACTTCTAGAAGAGCAAATATAGTAGAAGCTATATCAGAGAAGCTAAAAGAAATAAATGGGTCTGGGGCATATTTATCTGATGTAGAGAATAATGTTCACCCCTTTCTACGATTCTGGGATGAAGTACAAGAGTTCCCAGCAATACATTTAAATGCAGGAAGTGAAACTAGAGAGTATCAAGGCGGAGGGTATAAAGACAGGTTTTTATCTGTTACTGTTCGTTGCTATGTTAATGAAGAAGATGCGCAGTCAGCACTGAATGCATTGATGGAAGATGTAGAGACAGTTCTAGAAGAGAGCTCTCAGATACAGTACTCGGATAGAATGAATAACATATTTAATGTTCAACAGATCACTATAATCAGTATTGATACTGATGAAGGTGTACTTGAGCCTTTAGGAGTCGGAGAGATTCTTATAGAGGTTCGTTATTAGAAAATACTGGCACGAACAAATGTTCACGTCCAAGTCTTTTCAAGTTTCATAGGAGATAACTATGGCACAACAACTATATTTTAGCCGCGACTCGAAGATGTTTATTGAGTTTGATGGCGTTGTATGGGAAGTTCCCGTACTAGATGGATTTAGTTTCTCGCAAGCTACAAACAGTACAGAGATTACTCTGAACGAGATGGAGTCTACAGGTGGAGTCAGCCGTCGTGGTAGGAGAGCTTTTAACGACTCTTTGGCACCAGGCGAATGGTCTTTTTCAACATATGTACGACCATTTAAATCAAGCACGACAGGCACAGGAAAAGCAGATTCTGCAGCTGAAGTTCACGCAGTAGAAGAAGTTCTTTGGGCTTTATTTGCTGGTGCAAAAAATTATGATGCTACCGCTTTCGATTACGATACAGGCGGCACTAATGTAATTACACCCGGTACCGCTTCTAGTACAATTAATTTAGGATCTTCTAACTCATCCACATTAGGCACAGCTAACGTGTACTTTGTACTTGGTTCTGATAATCGTAAAGTGATGAAGTTGAAAGATGTTACTGTTAATGAAGCAAGCGTTGATTTTGATATTGACGGTATTGCTACTATTAACTGGTCTGGAAGTGCTTCAGAAGTACTAGACTTTACTGGAAGTACTCATGAGGATAACACCGCCCCTGTACACAGCGACACCACTCAAGATGGTGGAACTATTGCAATAGGTGATGTATGGTTAGACGCTAATGATTCTTATCGTTTATATGTTCTTACAAATGTAACTGATGGAGCGGAAGCAAGAACTGCCTATAGAGACGAAGCGGTTCTAGCTACTAATAACTTTATTCGTAATCGTCTAACAGTATTAAGTGTTACCCCTACTACTAGAGACCCAGACTCCGACGGAGCCAACGAGCTAGAAACCAACTACAGCTTGACTCTTACAGGCGGTAACGTGACTTTTACTAATAATATCAGTTATATTACTCCAGAAGAATTAGGTATTGTAAACGTGCCAATCGGTCACGTCACAGGCACTCGTTCTGTATCAGGTTCTTTTACTTGTTACTTAACGGAAGATACTTCAGCTACTAATGCTTCTGCGGACTTCTTTGATGATTTACGTGGTATCACAAACGTAGTAACTAACTCTTTTGCTTTAGTATTTAAGATTGGTGGTGCTTCTGGTACTCCTCGTCTTGAATTAAATATGCCTACTTGTCACTTGGAAATTCCTACTCATTCTGTTGAGGACGTTATTTCTCTTGAGACGAACTTCATGGCGCTGCCTACAACCATTGCAGGCACAGATGAAGCAACAATTATTTATCACGGCGCTGTCGTATAATACAAAATTGTTGGG